CACCTAGATACTAATGATGAATTGAAAATTGTAGCAGCAATTGATCAATTCTGTGAGAAGAAGATTCAACCATATCTTGATGAGTGTTATAAAGAACTTGCAGAGTATATGAACGCTTATCAACAAAAGATGCAAATGAAGAGGGAAACAATTGCGAACAAAGGTATTTGGCGTGGCAAGAAAATGTATATCCTCAACGCTTGGAATGTTGAAGGCGTACAATATGCTGAACCCAAGCTCAAGCTCCAAGGTATTGAGGCGGTACGTTCAAGCACTCCAAAAGCGTGTCGAGAGAACATTAAAAAAGCTCTAGGAATTATTATGAACGGAAATCAAGAAGAATTGATTCAGTTTATTTCTAAATTTCGTGAAGAGTTTGTAACGCTGCCTTTCGAGGATGTTGCCTTTCCTCGTGGTGTGAAAGGCATGTATAAGTATATCGACAAGTCTATCGTCTATAAAAAAGGAACGCCAATTCATGTTAAGGGCGCATTGATATTCAATAATCTCCTTAACACGAAGAACTTAAAGAATGTTGCTAGAATTTCTGATGGCGATAAGATTAGATTTGCTTACTTAAAAACACCTAACCCTCTTCAAGAATCAGTAATTGCAGTTCCTGACGAATTGCCTAAAGAACTAGAGTTTCTAGATAAGTATATTGATCGTGAGACTCAATTCAACAAATCATTTCTGGAGCCGCTTAACTCTATTACTGATGTAATTGGTTGGGCTACAGAACAAAGATCAACATTAGAGGACTTTTTCGCATGACAGATTTCGATGATGATTTCAGCTTTGACTTCGGCTTTACCTCCGAAGATGAATTGAAAGCAGGAGAATTAGAATTACAAGACCAGCTTGGCAGCACACAGGTAAAGCTAGAAGGTCTACGTAAAATGATTATGCCTCTTCTTTTAAATTTAAAGAAGAACCCAGACAAAGATATTATTAAATGGGCAGGGGCTGATCGAGTAAAAAACATTGATGCATTCATAAAAAAGATGGATGCTTATATTAAGAGTTGACTTATACAAAAATACATAGTATACTAATAATACGATATATACGGAGATACACATGTCACTTAAAGAACGTTTAATTAAGAATTCCACCATAGATTATACATCTACACTTACTGATTCTAAGATTTATACCAAGAAGGATATGATCCAGACTTCGGTGCCTATGATTAACGTAGCCCTCGCTGGCTCTATTGATGGTGGTATTACTCCTGGACTCACAATGTTGGCTGGTCCATCGAAGCACTTCAAGACTGGATTTGCTTTGCTATTGGCTTCTGCCTATTTGAAGAAGTATCCGGATGGAGTTATTCTATTCTACGATTCCGAGTTTGGCACTCCGCAGTCATACTTTAATAAGTTTAAGATTCCTCTTGACTCTGTTGTTCATACGCCAATTACTGACGTTGAAGAACTGAAGTTTGATCTCATGAAGCAGTTGAAGGAAATTACTCGTGACGATCAGGTTCTAATCATTATTGATTCTATCGGTAATCTTGCTTCTAAGAAAGAAGTTGAAGATGCGATGAATGAAAAGTCTGTTGCGGATATGTCTCGTGCTAAGCAGCTGAAGTCATTGTTCCGTATGATTACTCCGCACCTTACGTTGAAGGATATTCCTCTCGTAGCAGTTAATCATACTTACATGGAAATTGGTATGTTCCCCAAGGCAGTTGTTGGTGGTGGAACTGGTGCTTATTACGGCGCAGACAATATCTGGATTCTAGGTAGACAGCAGGATAAAGATGGCACTGAAATTGCAGGTTACCACTTTGTTATCAACGTGGAGAAGTCTCGTTACGTACGTGAAAAGTCTAAAATTCCAATTACTGTTAATTATGAGGGCGGCATTAATCGTTGGAGCGGTTTGCTCGATATTGCCCTCGAAGGCGGTTACGTGGCTAAACCAAAGGTGGGTTGGTATGCCAAGGTGGATCGTGCAACTGGGGAAGTGGATGGAAAGAACTTCCGAGCAGGTGATATCGTGGACAGTAAGGAATTTTGGATGACAATGTTCCAAGAGACTGACTTCGCTGCATTCATTAAACGCAAGTATTCACTTGACACTGAAGGATCCCTCGTCTATGACGACGAAGAATCTTTGTAACGACAATTGTCGAAGTGCCATCTTTTCATGATGCTATTGTCACCTGTTTTTCCGCAATGAGGGCAGTTGACAGTTTTCCTAAACTGTTTCAAAAACGGATTGGTCCCGTTTGTTACTCTGTCCTTTGTCAATGAAGAACCATCATTTCTTTTGAGTAAGTGATGTTTTCCTTTTGATACTAGATCAGAAGCAACAGAAGAACCGTCTGGTCTTTTGGAATAGAACCGTTATGTTTGATCCATGTTTTACGATAAATATCCATGCTGTGCCTCCGATTAGGTATAGAGCCCATGGATGTTGGTAGCATCGTGATGGGCAATAATATTTAGTTGACTTGATGTTTTGTTTAGTTTATGATGATGAGGACGATAACGAGGGGTAATAAATATTCATGAGTATTGAAAGAACAATTCTATCTAATTTATTGTTCAATGATGACTACGGTCGTAAAGTAATACCATTCCTGAAGCCAGATTATTTTCAGGATTATAACGAAAAGGTCGTATTTGACCTAATTGATGATTATGTAAAGAAGTATAATTCATTTCCTTCTATTGAGGCGTTAGCCATTGACCTGTCTAATAAAGAAGGTCTAAACGAACAAACGTTCAAGATTGCTAAAGAAATTGTCTCGAGTCTTGAACATGATTCTAATACAAAACTGGACTGGCTACTAGATCAAACAGAGAAGTTTTGCCAAGATAAGGCATTGTATCTGGCGATCATGCGGTCTATACAAATAATGGATGAAAAAAATGGATCTATCTCCAAAGGCAGTATACCGTCAATTCTTACTGACGCTCTCGGCGTCTCTTTTGATACCCACATTGGTCATGATTTTTTGGCTGACAGTGATGAGAGATACGAATTCTACCATCGTAAAGAGAAGAGAGTTCCTTTCGATCTTGACTACTTCAACACAATTACAAACGGCGGTCTCCCTAACAAAACTCTCAACATCGCCCTTGCCGGTACTGGCGTTGGTAAGTCCCTCTTCATGTGTCATTGCGCAGCAGCAAACCTTGCCAAAGGGCTTAACGTCCTGTACATCACGCTCGAAATGGCAGAAGAACGCATCGCTGAACGTATCGACGCAAATCTTCTAGACACTGCCGTTGATGAATTGGAACTATTGCCCAAGCAGTCATATGATACTAAGATTAACAGACTAAAAGAAAAGTTCACTGGTAAGTTAATTGTAAAAGAGTATCCAACTGCTTGTGCAGGTTCTGCTAACTTCCGTCATCTTCTTAACGAATTACGTATTAAGAAGAACTTTGAACCAGATATTATCTATATTGATTATCTGAATATTTGTTTATCATCGAGGATTAAGCATGGAGCCAACGTCAATTCTTATACCCTTATCAAAGCAATCGCCGAAGAGCTCCGTGGGTTGGCCGTTGAGTACGATGTCCCTATCGTCTCAGCAACTCAAACAACTAGAAGCGGCTATTCGAACTCAGACGTGGGACTGGAGGATACATCGGAATCCTTTGGACTCCCAGCCACAGCTGATTTTATGTTTGCCCTCATTAGCTCAGAAGAACTTGAAAGTCTCAGCCAAATCATGGTTAAACAGCTCAAGAATCGTTACTCTGATCCTGGGAGTAATCGTAGGTTTGTGCTTGGCATTGATCGCAGCAAAATGCGACTATACGATGTGGAACAATCTGGTCAAGATGGATTGGTTGATGATCGCCCAGTGATGGATAAGGGCAAGTTCATGGAGGAAGAAAATGAACGAGGAAGACCAAAATCAAAGTTCGACCGAAGTAAGTTCGACGGCTTTAAGTGATAAAGAGCATACATTACAAATGGCAGAGCATGTCTGGTTGAAGGTAAAGGGATACCCTATTCCAGACTGCTATTCTGAAAAGGATAGGCTCGAGATATTTGAGCGTTATTATCATCGTGCAGTATCTCAATCACAGGGGGAATAATTGATAGTCTGTTCTTGTAACTACATAGACACAGCCGACATTAAGGCTGTTCTAAATTATGCTACAGAGCCAAACGAACAGCAGGTGTTAAATATGCTTGCCTGGACGCCAGAATGTGCTTATTGTAAAGATCTGATTACCAACGAAATCCGTAGATGTATTAAGGAGATGACTGATGGCGCTTGATTATAAGGTTGTGAAGGTTGAAAATTCTTACGTTGTTGAGGAAAGATTGACAGGGTATCAGATCAAGAGCTTTACAGATCAGAATGAAGCCAAAAAATATATGAAATTTTTGAATCTTGGCGGAGGTTTTTCTGGTTTTACACCATCATTTATACTAAATAAAAATAGCAAAAATATGTAGGATGCCTTGAGCATCAGCGGCACGAGCCACAATAGAAGGGCCACGGAATAGTCGGGAGTAAATGGTGGGGTTCCACCCGACACATATTGCGCTAGAAGAAATTCGGAGGGTAGGTTCGCCTACCCTCTTTTTTGTAGGTATTTCTCGGGGCGAGTCTGAAAAGGCTTGCCCTTTTTCGTATTATAAATATGATAAAATATCTTAATTTTTGGAGCTCTCTATGTTACAATTTTCAGCATTTTTGACAGAAGCAAGTAAAAAATCAAAAAAAGATGCAGACGACGAATATGACGATGCGAACGGCAAAAATGATGCTTTGGGAATGGCTTATGAAACATTGACCGCCCTTCATGTTCATAATAATTCTGCTTCGGCGCAAAGAATGGATCCAAATAATCCTGAACATGCTGAAAATAATAAAAGAATAAATGCTATTCAAGCGTCCCATGAAACAGCTATGGCTAAATTATCTCCGGAAAAACAACAGAAGGTAAGAGAAGGGGCGAAAAATTCTGCTAATGCTTATTTAAAATCTCTTGCAGCCGAAGGTATAAACCCAGAAAATATTATTGAAGTTCATCATACTAATAGAGGCATTGATAAACTCATAGGAAGAAAAGTAAGTCAGGCAAAAAATCCGCCAGATATTGGAGTTAGATTGGATCAACCACACTCTCATGGTCAGGGGCCAAATAAAGACTTACATTTTGCGTCATTGAAACTTACTCCAGGAACTGCAAGTAATAACGGAACTGGAGCAATTGATAAGCTGGGCAAAGAAGATCCAGAAAAACATATACCAACTAAATTCGATGAGATTTGGAAAGCTGGCAGAAAAGTTTCAGGCATTGGTGATAGAACAATATCTCAACTTTCTGACCTAAGAAGAAGTGTAGATAAAAGAAATAAACCACAAGATGTTGACCCAGAAAAGAAAGCCCTTTATGATAGAATAAATCAAACGTATCAAACTACAAGACAAGCAGTTCTCGCACATCATAAAGAAGCATTTGACGGTGCAACTTTAGCACAACAAAGAGAACATCTTAGTCATTTTATGAAAGCCTCTCCTGACGCAAGTTATCATTATGTTGTTGGTGAAAAGGGCGGTAAATCTGTTCCAATTGACGAACATCCAAATGTTGTTGCTTTGAGAAATGCAAAATCGTTTCATTCTGAAGTAAGAGGATCGAGAATGCATGTATACGATCATTTAGGTAGACATCTTCTTTCTGTGGAACATAGATCAACACATGGTCCATGGTCATCAACACAGGCAAATGCTAAATTTGAAAGTTTGAAAGTAAATAAAAAAATTGCAGGTCAACCTACAGAACAATCTAATTCTCCTATATCAACAGCAGCAAAAATAATATCAGCAAAAAGAAAAACTACTAAAACGCAAGTTGCTCCTGTTGAAGCTGCTCCTATTTCACAGACACCAGTTCAAAGACCATCATCAGGAGGATTTGGCGAGTATAGGGGCGATGGACCAAGACATTATCAAGCATACGTTGACAGAACCCACGGCGGATATCAGGATTCAGGAATATGAGAATAGATTTCAAAACATTTCTTTTAGAACAAGCAGCTGCTCCAGAAGGCAAGCCATTAAAGCATCTTCGTCATATTGAAGATTATGTTATTCATGGCGGTCATGAGGGAGTTGCTGCTGCCGATGAACATCTTCGTGGTATGCATGACATGTTACTTGGTAAAAGATCTCCTTTGCATGCTTCTACAAAATACGATGGCGCTCCGTCAATTGTATTTGGTCAGCACCCAGAAACTGGGCAGTTTTTCGTAGCATCAAAGTCTGCGTTTAACAAAAACCCAAAGATTAATTTCACCGATGAAGATATTGAAAAGAATCATGGACATGCTCCTGGATTGGTCGAGAAACTAAAACATGCGTTGAAGCATCTTCCCGGTGTTATGCCAAAAGAAGGCGGAGTTTATCAAGGCGATCTTATGCATACAGAAGGAGATGCAGTCTCAAGGGGTGGTAAAACTTCTGTAACACCTAACACTCTTACATATTCTGCACCAAGTAATTCGCCTGAAGGCAGAAATATGAAAAAGAAATTAGGTGTAGTTGTTCATACAAAATATACTGGTCGTGGTGGTTTACAAAGTA